CTTCATCATCAGTTTTAGATGGGAATAAATACTTCAGTGCTTCTATGCTATCAACCCCTAATTCTTGTAAGTTTCTACAGAATATAGATTGCTGTACTTTATCCTGTGCAGTATCTTCATACACAGGACCCATCCATCTCCAAGCTACTGTTCTTTCACCATCTGGAACTAATCCATGAACACCTTCAGGGATCTCTTTTGTTTCTCTTGCAGTATCAATTGCTTTCTGTAATTTCTTCTCATAACTAGCTTTCTGTTTAACATGTTTCTCCATAGCTTCAAGAGAATCATCTACAGGTGGTTCAGGATATTTAATACCAGAAGCTGCTGCTAATGTCTGACGGAAGATCTGTTCTTCTTGGAAGATCATTAACTCGAAACATTTACAAATACCATATTCATATATCTGTAAACATTTCTTTTTAGCAGTTGCACTTACTCTTCCATATGCAGATTTTATTTCTGTTGCAGTTACATTGCTCATTGATATATCATCAATACCACCTAAAGCTAAACGTATTTCACTTCTTAGTTGTGCAACATATCTTGACTGGTCTGTACTTACTGCATTAGGTGTAATAAAACCAACACGATCTGTAGGTTCTAGATTAGCAATAACTCTAGGAACTCTCATTCCACCACCTGGACTACCAATATATCCAGCTGGACTTCTTGTTACAGGATCTTGTTTATATGTAGATTGGAGTGTACTTAAATCAGAAGTAAATCCAGATTGACTTGAGATGCTAGGTCTCTGTGGTGGAGCATCTGAATTACTCTCAACAATATCCTGTTTAGGACGTGAAGATAATAAAGTTGGATTACCAAAGAATGAAAGGTTAGCTCTGATGTTTTTAACCATTTCATCATGAGCAACAATCTGGTTAGCTATCCAATCAAATTCACCACTACCATCAGTTCCAAAAGCATCAGGATTATTAAAGACTTCCACACAAGGAATGAACTTCATTGTGTTATCTAATGTCTTTTTATTTATAGTTGTAAAATCTTGTGGACCATCAAAACTTAACTCCTGTTCACTGTGTGTTTCTTCAATAGTCTCTGCTGTAATGCGAAGACGCATATATCTTTTATCAGTGCTTAATCCAACTTGAGATCCACCAAAACCTCTATTAGCTTTAACCTTATAAGGATAGATAACTATTACTTCTTCAAGTTCTCCCTCTGGTGAATAGAAAGTTCTATATGAATTTTTATCAAACCAGTAAAGTCTATATGTTTTTTGAGTAGGACGAATATAAAATAATCCTTTTCCTAAAGCTAGAAAATGATCCCATATAGAATCTAATCTTGCATCAAGTTGATTAAACTTAATTACCTGTTGTATAAAATCATATCTTTGTGATCCGAAGTTATCCTGTTCAGGATAGTACTCAACACCCTGACGAATACCAAACATTTTCATCTGTGCTAGATGAGCATGGATAAGCATCGTATCGGTAGCACCAGCCGAGTCATGGCTTATTGCTGCCTTGAGCATTGCATCAAAAGTAGAGTTAGTCTGATTCATCTAGGCACTTTTTATTATTTTATTATGCATCAATCTCATAGCCAGCTGCCTGTCGTTTAAAGATAAGATTCTCATCATCAGCTTCAATGTCGAAGCGTTCTCCAGGTTGAAGACCTAGATCGTGACATACTTCATCAGGAAGATTGAATATAGCAGAACCATAAGCGTCTTGCTCTAGTTCAATACCTTTATAGAAAAAATGGGCTACCATGTTAGATACTCTTAATAGTCTAATTCGTCAATACTCTAACTCTAGTTTTCCTCTGGACATTAATCCATTACATAACCAGACCAGTGCATCAACACAATCGTCGTGGGAACTAACTCCGAAATTTACAATCTCATCAGTTAGTGCCTGGAACTTACGGTATTTATTAAATAATATCTTATGTTGCTCAAATAAGCCCATAATTCCTCTAAACCTAGCAACTTTATCTCCTCTAAATCCTTTTACAGGATGCCAGAGTAAATTATAAAGTCCCTGTTCTTCTAAACAGATACGTTTGAAATCTGCTTCTAATGATGCCTGATAAGCTACTGCTTCAGACCATATATCTACAGTGCTACCAGTAGGAAAGTATTTATCCTGATCTTTATGAACTATTCCCCATTCCATCATCATTTCCATTATGGCTTCTAATTTTTCTACATTACCCATTATTCTTAATCGTTTACAGTCAATAATGTAAATCTTATCTCCCACTCTGCCACCCATGACAAATACTGTATAGTCATTTCTTTCTCTAACTCCTGCAGATAAATCAACACCAACACCTAAACAATCAAACTGTGTTGGTATCTGACCTTTGATTATTAGATCAGGTGAGACAGACATATCACTGGTTCTAACAACTTGATTCTGATACTGAAAACTAAAACTTATTGGTGATTGTCTTCTACGGTCATTAAGATAATCAAGTGACCACATCTCTGGCCAGTATGATTTTTCATCACCATGTTCATCAACAGTAACTGCTGATTGAATTATCTGTATCCAATCATTGTCAGGAATAAAAGTAGTCTGATGTATATCATCATGTCTAAATCTTGTACCAAGACATATAGCTCTACCACCTTCAAACATAGTTGGAACAATAACTGAATTCCAGTTATCTTCCATAGCTACACGAATGTCCCTGTTCTTAATATCATCAGCTGATTTTATAGCATCATCAATGATACATAAATGAGAACGCTTTGATGTAACAGCACCTTTTAATCCTGCACAACATAAACTAAATTCTTCTTCACCAGTTGATCTTATGCCTGCAAACTTCCAATCAATACTCCAATACTCATTAGAGTTTATTCCTTTGGCAATTTTTACCATAGGAAAGATTTCTCTATAGATCTTACTATCTTCAATAATTCTTTTTATTGCTGCACTCTTTGGCCTGGCAACATCAACAGTATATGAAATATATAAGATCTTTAATGGTTTACGATTGAGTGCATGTACACCGATAGCCCAGGCTGTAAATAAACCTAAAACTGTAGATTTAGCAGATCCTCTTGGTGCAAGTATATCTACATTTGGTCCAGCAATATTAATTAAACATTCACTATCTTGATGTGTATATAGATGTTCATGCCATAACTTCATATGTTCTGCAGGAGGTTTATCTCCTACAACATCACAGAAATATGCAAAGTCTGATCTAGCTTTTTCAACATCAACTGAAGATGTTTTCTTTACAACTTGTTGTTTAGCAGCTGCACGGGCAGTTCTACGATAAACAGAATAGATACTTGTTCCAGCCATGTACTAAGACTAACCTGTTAAGACTTATGATTCTTCTTGAAGAATTTTTGTCCATACACCCATTGATGCTTCCTGTAATGGACCTTCTATAGGATCATCTCTGAAGATTAAAAGTATTTCTCTTAATGCTCTATCAGCACCAGCTAATATTAAACCTTGTCTATCTGTAAGATGTTTTTCATCTGCAAGTTGTTTTATATGAGCCCTTAATTCTTTTTGAAGCATAGATATACGAGCAGCACCCATATCTTGTTTTACTACTCCAAGATCTATTGCTTCTCTAAGCTTTGATATATCTATTTGCATAGAATCTATTTCTACTTCAAGAATTGTTTTAAAATTTCTTTTTTTAAATTCTTCTTTTGACCAAAGATCACAATCAGTTATAGAACCTTTATACCCTAAAAAACGAGCATAAAGATACATCTGTATTGGAGAACTGGTTTGTTTACAAAAAGCTAGATATGTTTCTTTTTCCTTATCAGATAAAGTATCTAACCAATCGGTTATGACTTGTAAGCTTGTCGTGACTGTCTATAATCTCTATCCTCTTTATAGCGTCTAAACTGCTCTTGTTGCAAGGCGGTTCTTCTAGCTTCTTCTCCAGATTTACCAATAGCAGCTCTTTGCTCTACTCCTCTAGCTGCTACTCCTAAACGCTCTTGAGCACCTTCAGTCTCTCTTGTAAGTCTTGTCTGAGCACCTTCAGTTTCTCTGGTACGTCTGGTTTCTGCACCTTCTACTCCTCTAGTTAATCTAGTCTGTGCTCCTTCAGTCTCTCTAGTTTGTCTTAGTTGAGAACCTTCTTCAGCACGAGTTAAACGTGTTTGCTGACCTTCAGTTGCTCTAGTTGCTCTGGTTTCTGCACCTTCAGTTTGTCTGGTAAGTCTTGTTTCTCTTCCAGTAGTGCCGATAGTTGCTCTTTCCTGTTCTCCTCTTGTTTCAGAGAGTAGACGTTCTTCAGCACCTCTGGCTCTATATCTTCTTAGATCCTGACCAGTATAGAACTCTTCATTAAGACGATCTAACTCTGCACCAGTTTCCATATTTAATCTGTTCTGTTCACCAGATACTCTTGATAACTCAATTTGAGTTTGAAGAGACTGCGTTGGTGTAGAAACCGTTACAGGTGGTGGTGGAGCAGGTATATACTCAACTCTTGGTGCTGGTGGTCTTCCTCCCATATCAACAAATAATTAAGATCTTAATTTAATTTTAGTGCAAGAAACTTTATCTTCCATATCTTCTGCCTGTACCAAGACTTCCTATCTGAGCAGCAGCTGAAGCTTGATTAGCTATAGCCTGCATTAAAGCTGCTTCTCCCGTCTGTGCTCTTAGTCTTTGCTGAGAAATCTTAGTAGGTGAAAATCTATCAGCCTGTAAAGCACGTTGTATAGCAGTCTCTGCATACGTATCAACTATTGGTAAACTTTGTCCCATGAAGTTTAGATCTCTTCTGTTCTGCATTCTATTTTCAAATTCTCTTAATAAAGTATCAGCAAGCATCGTCTGCCTTGTTTGTTTGAAATATTTATCTAAATCAATTGAATCACCTAAGTCTTTAGCTTTTTCTTTCTCTTTTTTCTTTTCTTCTATATTTTCTGCTATTTTTTGAGGTACTCCAGAAATTGCAGTAGCAATATTTTTAGGAAGATTACTTCCGAATAGACTTCCTTCTTCATTAAGTTGTTTATTCTTCTCAATTACCGCTTGATTATATTTATCTCTATTAGGAAAGAGTGTAGGTATTACTCTTTCAGTAACTCCAAACTCTGGAAGAGTTATGCCAGCCACAGACATCTTACCAGGCTTTGCACCAAACCTACTTAAGAAATTAACTAGAAACTGCTTTCCAGGTTTTAAAAAAGGGTTTGTCTTTTCACTCATTTACTGAAACTGATAATTAGAAACTAAAGCTGTACCTGCTGCTCTTTGTGCATCCTGTGCTAATGCCTGAGCACCTCTTTGTCCCTGTAGTGTTAAGCCCTGCTGTGTTCCAAGCTGAGTACGGAATCTAGCAGCTGCCATGTTACGCTCGAAGTCTCTCTTCTTTGCTCTATCTGTGAAAGGTTCTATTGCTGCAAGGTTCTTTATCATTTGATTTCTTTGCTTATCACTCATCTGATCTGTAAAGTTAAGTATATTTTGATATCCACTAGTAGGTCCAAACATACCAGGACCAAAACCAGTACCATATCCAAAACCACCTGTAGGAGATCCTAATTGTCCAGATTTATACATCTCTATTATTGCTCTGTTCTGTCCTGCTTTCTTAAGTTCATTTGCAGTGATGCCAGCTCCTGCTGTTATACCTAAAGCTGCTAATATCTTTGCTACGAGAGGTATACCTCCTGCTTTTGCTACGAATGGTGTAATTGCTGCTGAACCTGCTACTACTGGTAACATTTTTTCTAATTAACTCCTTTGATTAATATTTTATCGGTAGTAAGCTTTTAAAGTCCTGTAAGACTACCAACTGCACTTATCCCTCTACCTAGAGCAGGGTTAAATATACCGACACCAGCTCCAATAGGTCCAAGTAGTGATCTACCTTGCTGACCTTTGAGAGTGA